TTGACGAGCGCCGACCACCCGGAGGCGTCGGTTTCGACGCTCTCCACGTTGTACGGCAGCAGGTTTCCCGGGATGGCCATTAGCCCTCCCCGGGAGCCGGGTACGTCGGACCGCCGATGATCGAGCTACCGTCGTCGGACGGTGGAGTCGATGGCACGATCGGTGCCTCCGGCTCCACCTCCTCCGGCGTGTAGTCCGTGATCGGCTCGACGATTTCTCCGTCCCCCGATGGAGCGTCGGGCATGTCAGACCCACCTTCCGTTGTTGAGTGCGTCGGCGTTGGCAGACTCGCGTGCGTCGACCTCGACGCGAACGATGTCCGTGATCTCTCGGTCGCCGACGAAGACGCGCACGTCGGCATGAACCGTGGTGGCTCCTCCCCCGCCCTTGCTTGCGCGGATGTCCTGCCACTGGGACCCGGTGAACACGGGCTCGGGCTTCCCTGTGCCGTTGGCGACGAGGGAGAGGCCAGGCGGAATCAACCCGCCGTCGTCGTACCAATGCGGACTGCGGGACAGCCACTTCGAATACGCGACGGCTGGAGTGCCGTAGTCGGGGCGGTGCTTGATGTAGTCCATGCCCCACTTGATCTGCGTCCGCGGGTTCGTCAGCCAGTCAGAGCCGGCCGACGCCATTTTGTTCCCGGGCAACGCCTGCGGGATGCCGTAGGCGCCCGACGAGGGGTTCTTCGCGTTGTAGCGCCATCCGCTCTCGCCGTCCCAGAGCTTCTGGAGCGGTCCGAATTGCCCGATGCCCCAGCCGTAGTTACCGAGAATGCTCTTCGCGTAGGTCTGCGCTGCACCCTTGGCTGCGGACGTGAAGCCTCCGCCTCCCGTCAGGTAGCTCATAGGGTCGACGGGCGTTCCGTGCCGTCGCGCCTCCAGGTGGAGGTGAGGGCCAGTGACGTTGCCCGTTGCGCCGGACTTGCCAATCTCCTGGCCTTGCTTCACGGCCTGGCCGGCAGAGGTGATGATCCGGCTGAGGTGCGCGTACAGGGAGGACAGGCCTCCACCGTGGCTGATCTCCACGTGGTTGCCATAGGGGCCACCACCCGCGGCGAACGTGACCTTGCCGTCGTCGACAGCGTTGACCCTCGTCCCGACGGGTACTGGGAAGTCCAGGCCCGTGTGGTGGCCGGAGGACCACATCTTGCCCGCCACGCCGAAGCGCGTTCCGAAGGCTGCGTTAACGGGCTTGATCCACTGCCCGCCCGTGCCTTCGGAGGCGAAGAGGAGCGACTCCGCGGCGTCGACGATCTTGTCCTTCAGCCCCGCCATCATCTTGAGCGGGTACTTGCCGATGGCGGAACCGAACTTGCCAGCCACACCTACGCCGTCAGTGATGCGGTTCACGATCGGCTTCATGAGCCCCGTCCAGACCTTCGACGGGTGGATCAGGAGATCCGCGCCAGTCTTCGCCCAGTCGATGCCCTTGCCGATGACGTCGGAGACAGTGTCCTTCGTCCAGTCCCACGCCCCACCGACAACTCCGCCGGATTCGAGGAGCTGCGTTCCTGCGGCCTGATGCAGCGAAAGCGCGCGGCTCCTGTACTTCGGATCCGTCGGGATGACGTACTCGGGGTACCGCGGGTTTCCTTCTCCGACGATCGCCGTCGGGCGGTTCGTCTTCATCGGAACCGCGGGTCCCCAGCCATTGCCGACTGTTCCGCCCGCCTCCAGGAGCTTAGGAGCGGCAGGAAGATGCGGCAGCTTGACGAAGTCAGCCACGCGATCCCAGACGGCCTTAATTCCCTTTGTGTAAACCCACTCAATTATGAAGTTCACGGGCTTTTTGGCGATGTCGGAGACCTTACTCCAGGCCTTACCGATAAGCGTCTTCGCGGTGTCGAACGCGTCAGAGACGAGCCCTAGGGCCGACTTTATCTTGTCGAACGCGGGCTTCAGGCCCTTGTCGTACAGCCAGTTCGCCTTATCCGCTATCCACTCAGCCGGCGGTCTCACTCCGTGGTCGTACAGCCACCTGAACTTGTCGCCGACCCACTTCAGCCCGTCCCAGATGAACTTGAACGCCGGAGCGAGCATCTTAGTCCAAAGCCAGGATGCCTTGTCGGATATCCATCCGAGCGACGGTCTTACCGCATTGTTGTAGAGCCAGACGAACTGATCGCCCAGCCACTTGATTCCGTCCCAGATGAACTTGAACGTGGGCTGCAGGATCGTCGTCCACAGCCACGTTGCGATCATCGCAATTCCCTCGAAGGAGGGCTTGAACCCGTCCGTCCAGAGCCACATCGCAATGCCGCCGAGCGCTCGCAGCACGATTATGATGGGCGCAACCACGGCCGTGACCAGCACCGCGAACAGGATCCGTGCGACGAGCCATATACCCTTGAAGGCTGGCTCGATGGCATTCTTCCAGAGCCAGACAGCTATCGTTCCGATGCCCTTTATCCCGGCCCATATCCCGTCGAACGCGGGCTTCAGGACGCTGTTCCAAAGGAATAGCGTTGCGATCTTTATGCCCGTCCAAGCACCGTCAACCGCGTCACGGAACCATCCGACGTTCTTGTACGCCCAGATTATGCCGATGACGAGCGCGGCGACCGCCAGGACGATAGCCTCGATCAGCGGGACAATGCCCGTCGCCTGAATAGCTGCTGCCCACCCGGACGTCACCAGAGTGGCGCCGGCTACCGCAATCGTGTAGATATGCATAGCGACGGCAAAGGCCGCCATACCGAGTTGGATAGCCTTGTTTACGGTGTAGATCCCCCACAGGAGCTGAATCACCCACGGCGCATTCGTCGCAATCCACGACAGGCCGTCGATCATGGGTCCCACGACCGCAAACATGTCGGCACTGAGCGGGGCTATTGCCTGCGCCAGGTCGAGTGCGGACCTCAGGATCTTGCCGAGGAACTCCGCCAGTCCGGGCGACGTGTCCTTGACGTACTTGAGGAACCGCTCGAACTCCGGGCTTCCCTTAAGGTTCTTCCCCCAGTCGGCGAAACGGCCTGTGATCCGCTGCATGGTGTCGGAAATTCCGTCCATGTGCGGGAGGAAGGCGTCGACGATTCCCGCCATACCCGTCAGCAGGTTACCGAACGCAATGCCGAGACCTACGATCGCAGGCTTCGCGCTCTTGTCGATGTCTTTCTTGAAGTCCTTCCAGAACGGCGACTTCAGCGCCTTGGACGCTTTGTCCATGAGGATTCCGACGGCGTCCGCGGCACCCGTTACCAGCGGTGTCAGCGCCGGAAGCGAGTTCTTCGCGCCGTCGACGCCACGCGTGAAGAGCGGGAGGACGTCAGGCTGTAGCGACGTCGACCAGTCCTTGAAGGCCTTCGTCAGACCCTTTGGGCCGGCGATGGAGTCATAGAGGTCGCGCTGATCCGGGGTGAGCTTCGCGAGTGCCTTGCGATACTCATCCGCCTTCGTCGCTGCCTTCGCTGTCGTGTTGATGCCCGACAGGCGGGCAGACTCAAGGCCACGCTCCGCAGACCGCACGGACTCCGCGGCTTGGACCTGCGTATCCGCAGCGTTCGAGACAGCGTCCGCCAACCCGCGCTGAGCGTCGGCAACGGACTGTGCGGCTGCCACCTCTGCGCGTGCGGCCTCCCGGTGCGCGTCGGCAACGGCCTTGACCTGATCGGATACGTTCTGCTGAGCGTCCGCGAGCTGCTGTGCGGCTCGCTTGACGGCATCGTTGCCGTCGACACCTTCCTTGCGGGTTTTCTTGGCGTCGGCCTGGAGCTGCGTATAGCTCTTGGACTGTTCCTTCTGCGCCTGGACGGCCTGGTCATAGCTGAGCTGCGCTCTGGCCAACTGACCATCAGACGCGGTGCCCGCCGCATTCGACGCCTGCACACGAGACAGCTCGTCGGCTGCCTCCTGGACGCGCAGGGCGGCGTCACGCTGACTCAGTGCGCCGTCGGTAAGTTTGTCGTTCAGGTCGCTGAGCTGCTTCGCGGCGTCCTGCCGTGCCTGCGTGAGATCCTGCTCAGACTGGCGCGCGCTGCGCTGAGCGTCGGATAGGGACCGTTCGGCGCGGGCCACGTTGTCCGCTGACTGACGTCGCTGGTCGGAGGCACGCTGCACGGCCTGTGCTACGGCACGTTCCGCGTCCTCCACCTGACGGTTAGCCTGCGAGATGGACCGGGCAGCGTTGCGGTACGCAGCGCCTAGAGCTTGCTGCGCGCCCTGCATCTGCAGCGCCTGTTGCTCAGCCTTGACGCCCGCTGCAGCCGAATTGCTCGTCGCACTTGCGGCTTCCTTGTCCGCGGCCGTCTTCGCCTGAATGACGGTAGTGACGCCCTTGATCGCTGGAATAGCGGCCAGGGCCAGGGCTCCGACTCCCGCACCTGCGGCAGTTGCGGCGGCTGCGACGGCTCCGATGCCAGCCGCAAGGACCGGACCGAGCGGGATGGCCGTCAGGATGGCCATTTGGATCCCGAGCCCCATCAGGGCTGACGTCGCGTGGGATGTGTCCGCGAACGCCTTGATGTGGACGAGCTTCAGACTGTCGGCTTCGGCGTCCAGTGCTGCCAGTTCAGCAGCGGCGCGAGCGGCGTCAACACGGACGTCTATGTCGTGGTGCTGAATCGACAAGATCTCCAGGCGCGTTTGGATGGCCTGAATCTCTGCCAGTGCGGCGCCGGCGTCGATGTCGATCCCAACCCGCGCGTCCGACAGGAGCGCGAGCCGTTCACGTAGCGCCTGAATCTCAACGCGCGCGGGCGAGGTGTCCGCGTCCACGTTGATGTTCGGGAGTGACGCCTGAGCCTCTGCCACGACGGCGCGGAGCTTAGCGCCAAACGAGCCGTCGACCTCCAGTGCGATTTTCTGCCGGCCGCCCACGGCTGCTATCTCCGCGCGGATCTCCGCCAGAGCAGCTCGTGCGGCTGCCGTGTCAGCTCGCACGGCGACGTTCGGATGTTCGGCGCCCAGCTCGCGGAGTTTGGCCTCAAGGCGGGTAATCTCCGCCTCAGCCGCCTCTGCGCTGACGTCGATGCCGATCCGCTTGTTGCTGAGCTGCTCCAGCTTCGCCCGGATGCGCGCGAGTTCGGCGTCAACGCCCGTGTCACCGAGCTTGACGTCCAGTTTCGGCATGGCCTTGAAGGCAGCTTCGAGCTTCCGTCGGATGGAGCGCGCGAAGGCTCCGCCTGCGTCGTCACCCTGCCGTCCGGCAGCGCGTACGCCCGCCTTTCCACCTGCGTTGATGGCGTCGGGGATGGAGATCACGATGTGCTTCGATATCGCCTCCCCCATGCGTCGGCCGGCGTCTTCACCGACACGGTCCGCGATGGGGAGTACGAGAGCTTTCAGCTTCGTGTGGAAGTTGGGGACGATGGGGACAACGTCAACCGCTGCCCCACCGACAATGTCCAGGTCGCCCGCCATTACGCCTCCTGCGTCTGATCTCTCAGCCGCGGGTCGAGGGCGCGGCGCTGCTCGTCTGTCAGCCCCCGCATCTGCGTGGTCTGCTTAGGGGGAACCCCCGGTCGTGATGTAGGTGTGAACTCCTCGGGCTTCCCGCCTGCAGCAGCGATGGTGACGATTCGCAGTCGACTGACCTCGTCCTTCAAGGACGCGAGGAGCAGTTCGACGCCGCTCCACGGAGCCAGGTCGGGGCGGTGCTCGCCCGTCGCGCGCTCCATGTCGCTCGCGGAGACGCTGTTGCGGATCGCCGTCTTCGTCGCGCTCTCCGGTGGCAGGTGCTCAATCCAGATACGCAGGGTCCGCAGGGACAGCGTCCCGCGGTACACATCGAGCACTCGCGCGCCCGGGTAGTACCGCGGGATGTCCGCTTCTAGCGCCTCCGCGTGGTCCGCGAGGACTTGGCACGTCCACTGGACTTTCCCACCGGCTCTCCGGCAGCCTGCGCGGCGTCAGAGACGAACTCGCCGATCTCAGCGAACGTCGCGTCGAGCTCGACGAACGTGGCGACGTCGTCCGCGTGGAGGACGCCCTCCGCCCACGTGTCGAAGTCGCTCTGTCGCAGGGCTCGCATGTACGAGGGGCGCCACTGGGACGCGTCCTTCACACGGAGGGTCTGGCCAAGCAGCTCCGCGGTGGAGTAGCCCTCCGTGGCCTCGGTCTCCTGCGCCTCAGCGGGGGTAGTGGTGGTGGTCTCAGTCATGCGCGCGGGTCTCCTAAGTCAAGGTGTTGCTCTGGCGCGGGTCGTTGTGGAGCTGAAGCGGGACCCGGACCCGCGCAGATACGGGTCCCGCTGGTTTTGTGAGTGACTGACGATCAGCCGGCGGGGAAGAACCCGCTGACGTCGATGTCGCCGTAGTCGATGAAACGCTTGACGGCCGCGCCAGAGGTGCCCTTGTAGAACTTGAAGGTCATCTGGACGGGCATGACGTCGGACGTCTGTGGCTGCTCGTCGCCCCGCTCCGTCACCTTGCCGTTCGGCATGTACAGGCGGAGCCGCTTGTCACCGTCCATCGTGTCGAAGATGAACGCGTACCGGAGATCGTTGGGCTTGTCCGGCAGGTCGTAGGACGCGATGCCCGTCGTCGGCTGCAGCGCCGTCACAGGGACGTTGTCGTACAGGCTGCGGACGAGCGGGTTCAGACCCTCCAGGAAGGTGACCTGAAGAGACTTCGTGCTCTTGGTCATCAGGGTGCGGATCGGCTCCAGCGAGCCAGCCGCGTCGACGTCCTTCGTCTCCTCTTCGACCTTGAAGAGGCCGCCCTCCGTCGTCACCCACCCCAGGTTGTGCCATGGGGTCGCAGGGTCGGCGAACGGGGTCGTCGGACTGGCCGTGTTCACAGCCGCCATGTAGACGAGGTAGTCAGTTGCGCCGAAAGTGAGATCGGCATTGCGGGTGTCCGCCATGTGCCCTCCAGGGCATGCGAGAGACCCGCTCGTCGTCGACGTCGGGTCTGTGAGTTCAGGGGGTTACGCGGGGCGCAGGCTCACGGTGTATGAGGCGCCTCGTCGGTGGACAGCCTCATTCGCCCACGGCTGCCGAGTTGGGCCGGAGTCGCATCGGACGTCGCGGATGACGGCGCCGTTGACGGGGCCGCGGAGGAAGAGGAGAGCGTCTCTCACCTGACTCGACAGGGTGCGTGCCTCGTCCTCCGTCGCCGCGAAAATATCGACGGCAACACGGGGGTGAAGCGCGAAACGTTCATCGCTTCCGCCGATGCGCTCGACTCGGATGACAGGGAGGCGAGTCTCCAGGTTCGCGGGCGTCTCAGCGCCGGCGAAGACACCGAACGTGGCCTCAGCCCACGGGGCCAGCACCGCTTCAATCTCAGCCGACACGGTGTGCCGCCTTCAGGTCGTCCAGGCTCTTGGAGAGCACGGCGTAGCGGGGCGTCCCGCCGTTTCCGTACTCCACGTGTCGCGCCTCAGGGGAGAAGTTGACGAGCCGTGCGCCCGCGCGGATGCGGGGCTTTCCGCGGAACGGGACGTTCTTCTCGATGGGGAGGACGTCGAACGACGCCTTGTAGCGTCCCGCGTGACTGTCCTCCGCCGGGTTGCCCACAGGAGAGCGTGCCTCCGCGATGGCCTTCAGCTTCACAGCCGCGTCTTTGCACGGCTTCTGCAGCCACGGACGCGAGAGCATCGAGCCGATTCCGGAGTACCGGCCGGTGTACTTCGAGCGGTAGGCCATCAGCCAGTCACCTCCGTCAGAGACGCTTCAAGATGGGCGAGCGACGTAGCGGGGAGGGTGTTGGGTCGTCCCTCCACCTGCCAGACCTCGCCGTTGCTCCGGATGATCCGGTCCGCAGGGCGGACGTCGGTCCCGAGCGGGGCGAAGAGAACGCGGCGCGTCTCGATGGTCGTCGATGCGCTGTGCGTCTCCGTCGAGCTGCCTACCGTCACGCCATAGGGCGGCATGATGGCGCAGAAGTCGACAGAGAAGCGTGTCGGTGGCCCCGGGATCTCAGACCCCGTGGAGTCACGGACCACGCCTCCAGGCCGCTCAATTTCGATCGTCTCGGAGAAGAGCTGCGCGAAGAGGCTCACGTCGGCAGCCAGACTGCCATGGGCGGCGCAACGTCCTCTGGAGCAATGTCCAGGGACGCCGCTCCGAACGCTATGCCTACCGCGCGTCGCAGCCGGCGACGCTCATCGTCGGACAGAATGACGCCAGTACCCGAGTCCGCGTAGGACTGGAGCATGCCGCCGGCCTGTTCCGACCGGAGCCCGCCGGGGTTCGTCAGGATGCGAGCCGCGACCATGAGTGCGACGCTCTTGACTCCGCGCTGCGGCGGATCTGTCAGCCGCTCCCCCACCTCACCGTAGAACGCGTCTTCGGTGAGGTCGTGGGCAAGGGCGCACTGAGCGTCGGTCAGCGGGCGTGCGACGAGGGTCCGCAGCTCAGTCGGACTGAACAGTTCCACCTGTCGACGCCTTCCGTCGGGGCGCGGCGCGCTTCGCGGGTGCCTTCGGTGCGGGCTCGGGATCCGTCAGTCGTTTCACGGACGGTGCCTCCGCCCACGCCTTCGGGTTCGTGATGAGCGCCTGCGCCCACTCCGGGACCTCGTCCGCGGGGCCGAACACGTGGGCCGCGCCCTCTGCGTCCGTCACGTGGACGTTCGTTGCCAGGGTTGCCATGCGTGAATGCCTCGCGTTTCGGGGTTAGAGAACGTCAGCCTGGAAGGTCAGGTCTGGAGCAGCGACGACAGGGAGCGCGATGGCAACCGCGCGGGTCCACACGGTCTGTGGGTCCTCGCTCTTGTAGCCACCGACGGCGACGCCAGCAGCGTCACCACCCAGCCCGTACCGCGGGTCGTCGGCCTCCACCGGGACGCCCCAGAGGGTCTGGCCGACGGCGTCACCGAACTCCGGAAGGAACAGGATCTTGTCCACGGGAGTGACTCGCGTGGCGACACCGTTCACGGACACCTGCGCGTCGTAGATCAGTACCGGCGGGATGTCGTAGTCGCCGAGCACGGTGTTCAGCGCGTCGCGCGTCAGCACGGTGGGCGGGTTCTGCGTGTTGGCGAGCTTCGTCAGGCCGACGTTCCGACGCAGCCAGTTGTAGGCCGTGCGGGACATCAGGGTGTACGCCGGGAGACGCCCGTTCGTGGTGTTGTAGACGTCGAGCCAGTTCGACAGGTCGCCGTACGCGTCCGCCGTGGCGAAGGTGCTCCATGGGGTGGAGGCCGTCACGTTGTGCGCAGGGTTGCGTCCGAAGTCGACCGACGCCTGAACGCCGTTCTCGTTCAGGTTCACGGCGCCGGTGAACAGAGCCTCGCCACGCGCCAGTTCGAGACGGGCTTCGATCTGGCGAGCCAGACGGACGCCGTCGTCGAGCATGGCGTCACGGATCTCCGCGTTCTGCGTGTCGACGTTCCGGCGCCTGATGCGCTCGTACTCACCGACGGGGATCTTGCGGGAGATGGGCGGCAGTTCGCCACTCACGCGCGCCCCACCGGGACGCACGGCGACGTCAGACGACGCGTCGTAGGCACGGAAGACCGCAGCCTCCGTCAGACCGCCTCCGCCTCGCGTGAAGCGGTAGGAGAGATCGTTGATCGTGCGGTTCGGAAGCCAGCGGTCGAGGGTCTCCGCGTTCTCCACACGGTCGGCAAGGGCCGCGCGAGCGTAGCCCGTGAGTTCCGCGGGAGTCGCGAACTCGTCAATGAGCTGCATAGTAGGTGGTTACCTCTCAGATGAAGATGACGCGGGAGGCCAGATCGACCTTGCCGGCGGCGTCGACGGCGACGGGGAGCTTGCTCTCCTTGATCACGCAGTGCAGGAGCATCGAGCCGACGGCGCTGGAGAGCGTCGCGCCACGTCGCGTGACGACCTCCGCACTCGTGAACAGGAAGCCGACGCAGGTCTGACGGCCGTCCGTCTTCGTGTCGTCGTACAGGCCGTACTTGCCCGACGCGGTGATCTTGCCGAGCGGAATGCCGCTCTTGATGTAGCCGTCCGGGTAGTGGGTGCCGGCCGTGAAGGTGGAGACGTCCAGGGTCACGCTGACGGCGAAGTCCGTGCCGTGCTCGTGGCCGAGCCAGTCCCGCTTGTCCTGAGAGAAGCTCTCAGTGATGAGTCCGAGGTTCATTGATCCTCCGTTGAGGGGGTGGGTCAGTTCTTCGCGTGGCGCTCGCGGTACAGGTCCGCACCCGCGCTCACGGTCTTCGAGCCGCCTCCGACGTCGCCTCCGCGGTTACCGCCGGAGCGCGTGGAGCCGCCGGAGTTGCCTCCGCCCTGGGCGCCGAACAGCGCCTTCAGCGCGTCTGCGTCGGCCTCCAGCTCTTCCTTCGTGGCGCCCTGGAGGCGCGCAGCCTGCGCGGCCGTCAGACCCTTGTCGGAAGCGATTTCGAGGATGAGCGCCTTACGGGTCGCGGCGTCTCGCTCAGCCTTCGCGGTTGCGGCTTCCGCGGCAGCGTCGTCGCGCTCCTTCTGGAGTCGCTCCGTCTCACTGAGGTCCGCAGCCTGGCGAGCCTTCAGGTCTTCGTCCGCCTTGCGCAGCCGCTCCAGCTCCGCAGCGTCGGGCGCAGCGTTGGCGCGAGCCTCATGCTTGCGGGCGTGGTGCTTCCAGTACGCGACCTGATGGGCGGGCTCCATGTCCGCGACGGGCTTGCCATCCGGGTAGCCATGCTCGTTGACGGTCGGAGCGCCACCAGTGCCAGCGGAGCCAGCGGAGCCAGTACCGGTGCCGTCATCCGTACCGTCACCACCGCCGATGAAGCGGATCGGACGACCGTCCTTGCGGTAGCCGACGATCGTCTGAGGAGCGCGGGAAAGCGCGAAGGAGTGCGGAAGCTGCATGTGATGATCCCCTGTCGGGAGTCGTCAGCCCATGGCGGGCGTCAGGTCGATTGGATGTCGTCAGGACCCGTGAAGCGCTGGCCCTTGAAGCCCAGGACGGGTCCGATCTCCCCGTGATCGTTGGTCACGAGGATCTGTCGGTAGTCAATGGCGCGCGCCCCGCGGTCCGACTGACCTAGGGCGTCCTCCACGGCCTTGTGGATCTGCTCTAGCTTCTGCTCGTCGATGACCTGTCCGGGGTCCTCGTCCGCCGTCACCAGCTTCACCAGGCAGTCGCAGCCCGGGTGGATAGGCGCCAGATCGCGCTTCAGGTATCGCTGAGTGCTGGCGACGATGCACAGGGCGCAGTCGAACTCGCCCTGCAGCTCACGAACGGTGTACTGGAACTTCGGGAGGTCGTCAGCTACGTCGCGCACGGTGTGCGTGCGGGCAAGCTGGAGATCCGTCTTCGTGATGGTCTCCAGGCGGTGTTCCCCGCGGCTGACTGCCTCCTCCAGCGGAATGTTCTTGGAGAGCGCCGTCCATATCTCGTTGAACGGACGCTCGTAGACCTCGTACGGGTCGACGCCGCGGAGGGACTTGCCCGTCACGGCGTCGAGGTCGAGGGAGACGCGACGAGCCTTGTCGTCGATCTCCTTGTAGAGCTGCTCCAGGTAGGACGCCGTCAGCGTCGCTACCTGGCGTTGGCCGGCAAGGATGACGGGGACCGTGCGCGCCTTGAAGGCCTTCGCGTCGGCGTCACGCCAGGAGCGAAGGCCTTTCCACGACTGGTCAGTTCGCCCTAGAACGCTCGTCCAGACCCCGCGCACTGCCGACCCGTATCTACGGTCAAGCGGCGACAGGGCCACCCTGGTCACCTCGCCCGATCACGGACCGCTGATCACGTGCCGCTCGGGCGTTGTCAAGGGGTGTCGGCTGAGGGGCCGCAGCCTCCGCGGCAGCCTGAGCGGTGATGGCGTCGGCCGCACGGTCGATCTCCATACGGGCAATCTGCGTTGGCGTGTAGCCCATGTCCTCCATGCGCTGACGCCACGGGACGCCGGCGGACTCCGCCTTAACGGCAGCGTCGGCCAGTTCGCTGATGGAGCGCGACTCGGGGTCACGCCAGAGCGTCTCAGCGTTGTATGCCGTCGCTCGGGTCTCGTCGCCCAGCACGCGGAACGCCATCCGCATGGTCTGCTCCCATGACTCACCGAAGGTGCGCTGTCGGTCGCGGACCTTGCTGACGAGTCCGGTCTCTGCGGCCTTCAGGGCGTCGCCGGAGACGTTGACTACCGCGCCGATCAGGTAGTGCGGAGGCGTGCGGGAGATGGCTGCAAGGTCCTGGACGGCCGACTCGACTGCCGAGACGTACGGCTTCAGGTCGGTCGCGGCGAACTCGCCGAACCGCGTCTCGGGGTCCTCGCTCGTCCACAGGCTCTTGATGTCGAGCTTGTAGGGCGTGAGCTTCCTGCCCGTGATGGGGTCCTCGTCGACCTCCAGGCCCGATGCGAAGCGTTGCCTGAAGGCGCCGTACTTCATCGCGGCAAGTAGGTTGATCAGGGAAAGCGTGATCCGGTTCTGGATCGTCAGAACGTCCTCGTGCTCCGCGAAACCCATCAGCCGCCGGTTCCGACGGTTGATAAACGGGATGAGCGGGACGTCCTTCAACAGGTTTGCTTGGGTTCCGTCAGTCGAGCTGGGCAGCGCGAAGGCGTCCCAGCCACGGAGCGAGGCAGAGTTGCCCGCGAAGACTGGAGTCTGTGACTTCGTGACGAAGTCGTAGATCTTCTCTGGCGTCCACAGCGTCGCGCGCGTGTTGCCAGTCCAGTCGTCGCGCCACAGCTTGAGGCCTGCAGCTAGCTTCCGCCTGCTGCCCTGCATGTGCTCGACAGCCACCTGCCGGGGCGTCTCGTGCGTGATGACCGGACGCCCGTCATCGCCCCGCTCGACGAGGGCGAAAGCCCTGCGCTGTGAGAGCGCGCCGTAATGGATCAGGTCGGCGTCCGCGTCGAGGCTGTTCTCCTGCCAGATGCGGTTGGCCTCGTCGTCCGCTGCCTGCGCGCTGTCGCCGTCCGTGGGTGAGCCGAATCGGAACCCGTCGACGTGCATCCGCTCCACAGGAGAGTCAATGACGAGACTCGTCCAGTTGGTCCGCGCGTCCTTCATCCACTCCGCGATCTCTGCGGGGTCGATGCCAGGGACGTGCGGGAGCGGGGCTTTGTTCTCCGCGTACCGGCGGAGGGTGTTGAGGCCTGGCTCCGTCTCGCCGTACTCGTCGCGGCAGTCGTCGCGCTCGTCAAGGAGCTTCTTACCGAGCCGTTGCAGCCACCAGCCGGGAGACTCCACCTTCGTTGCGTCGATAGGCACTTACGGACCTCCCTAAAAGGCGTGTAGCTTCGAGGAGCGCTTTTTGCGCTTCGTGATTCCTGCTGCGACGGCGTCCGCGCGGCACTCATAGGCGAGTACGGCGCTCATGGCGGCGTCGATCTTCTTTGGGGACTTCGCGTGCTCCTTGCCGATACCCATGTGATTGCGGCCCATCGGACGGCGCTTCGCGTTCAGCACGTGACGGGAGAGGGTGGCGCCCAGCTTCGAGAACGGCGCCTCGTCGTCGGCTTTTTCAGTGCCGGCGTACGAAAGCGCCTTGTCGTCGACGGCCTCCGTGAAGCGGTCTAGAGCGTGCTCCATGGCCGTCGGGCGGTTGGTCCACCACTCCAGCGGACGCGCCTGCGTGGCGCTCACCTGGAGGCCTTCACCGTAGTCACGGGTCCAGGCGTCTACGTAATCCTGCCAGTGCGGCGGGTCGCAGTAGAAACCGGCAACCTCGTACTTGTCGAAGGCTCTGGCAACTGCTGCGTCTACCGCTTCGCGGTCGACCTGCCAGCCTTCGCCCTCGGGGCCTTCCGGCTTCTCCCAGCAGCCGAGGAGCTGGAGATGTCCGTCGGACACGCGGCAAGCGGTGAGCGCCGTTGCGTCGTCGCGGATGGATCCGTCGAAGCCGAGCGTGATCAGCTCACCGCGGGCTATCTCCTCCGGCCGGCGGCACAGTTCCCACGCGTCGGAGTCCATCCACGCATCGCTGGAGGACGTCCGGGAGTTGAGGAAGTAGCGCTTGCCGTCGGCACTGTCGTTACGCAGGTCGTAGAAGTCATCGACGAGCGTTTCGAGGTCCATCCACTCCATGGCGTCGCCATAGGAGTCGAGGAGCGCTGAGCGGAGCTCATCCTCGTTTTTGAGGTCTTTGCAGATGCCGTATCGGTGGTCGTAGAGGAGACGAGCGCGACCGCGCTTCTTCTTACCCTCGCGAATCGCTTCGGCTTCCTCGTACGTGCGCTCTGCGACGGAGTCTTGCCCCGGGGCGAACATGGTCGTGGTTTCGAGATACCACGTGCCTGCGCCCTTCTTCCTCTTGCGGAGGTTTCGGGTCACCGTCGCATACATGCGCCGCAGCTCAGGCGTGTTGTAGAGGTGGGTCTCATCGAAGCAGACCCACGTTTCTTTGCCGCCGTCCTTCGACGAGGACGATGCGGTCGACGGGGTTATCTCTCCGCCGTCAGGGAGATTGATCTTTGTCAGTCCCGGGTCCACGCCCGGCACCTGCGACAGAGGCGACGCCTCGTCGGTCAGGTTGAAGTACACAGTGTCGTAGACGTTGCCGGTCTGCCCCTCCTCCGTCGCCATGATGCGGAGGTAAGGGACGCGGACCGGTCGGCCCATCGGTTCGCCAGCTTCGTAGACGTACTCGAAGCCCAGCCCCCAGGGGTCGCGGTAGACCTCCCCGCCTTCTGCCCAGCCGTCGAAACGGCACGGGCCGAAGGCCTCGAAGAGGCCGATGCGTGCGCCGAGCCCGCTCTTGTCGCAGCCCTTCGGGCGGCTGAAGAACGCGGAGTCGTACAGCATCTTCCCGGCGTGATCGTCGACCGCGTAGCAGTCCACGACGAAGCCCGTGTACTCGTCACCGTGGCGCACCGGTTCGCCCTGGACGTCGCCAGGGCCGTGCACGACCATGTACTCCATCCATGCAACCGCCATCCACCCAAGAGAGCGGGAGCGGTCGTGACCGGGGGCGCGCACAGTGACGTGCGGCATCCGGTCTCCTAGCCTGTGAGACGCGCCCTGCGCGAGTTGATGTCGGTTACCCCGTCGGGGCGCTGTGCGGGCTTCTGAGGGGCGTTCACGGGGTCGTCGACCTTCATCTTCAGGCGGGCCCTGTCCTCCGGCGTGGCGCCGAATTTGGCGGCACGGAGGCGCACCTCAGAGGCGAACTCCCACCTGCCCTTGGCCCACATCGTGTGGTGCATCAGGGCGGTGTCGATCAGGAAGAGCCAGTCCGTTTGGACGAAGGTCTGAGCCTGCGCTGAGCTACGCCAGGAGTCCCACCAGAGCTGTGTCATGGGGTGCCATTCGACGTCGACGCCGTCCTCTTCACCGAGGACGCCCGCGGGGAGTTCAGGGCCGCGCAGCTCGTCGTCAGGAGAGATGACCGTCTCCGGCTCCGCGGCGTTGCGCCTGCGTCGCTTCGAGGGGTCCTTCGGAGCGGGTCCGCGGCCGGCCATCAGGACGCCTCAATCGTCATGGGGAAGACGCACGCCCGCCGTGCCAGGTCCATGCTCCAGATCAGACGCTCGATAGCGAGGAGCGCGCGGAGTTCGTCAGTCACGGTCACGCGCTGCTCGTCGAAGACAATGGGGTCTGGGTCGCCGTGCTCGTTCTCTGGCGCGAAGCGGAAAGGTGCGGCGCACCATCCGTCGGGCATCTCGCCCATGGGTACCTCCCGGGGAAGGACGGCGTGAGCCGCCCATGTCGGGAGCTACCTGGCCGTCAATCGTCTGTGTCGTGGGGCCGCTTGTCTGCTAGCCCGTCGCTGATCAGTTCTCGGAGGAATTCCCGCGCGTCTCGGTCGCCCATGTCAGCGGCACGGCGCCACCACCCGACGGACATCCGCAGCTCGTCGGGCTGGTCCAGGAACTCGAACAGTTCCGCACAGCGTCGAGCCGTCGACGGGTCGGTCACTAGATCCAGCAGGATCAAGGACAGCTCGTCGATTGCACCCCGAACGTCGTCGGGGAACTTGGGAGCGGGGGTGTCGGTCACGATTGGTCCCCTGTCGGGATCTTCGGGTGTGCCGTCAGTCGGGCAACGAGGGCTGACAGGTCCCCCAAGATAGATGGGGACGAGCCATGTCGGCGCCCCGTCATTGCGACGTACCGGCCGGTCCCGTAGATCTCTACGGCCGTACCGTCGGGGTGCCGGATCTTCCGTCCATGGCGGACGTCAGCGCGGCCCCAGATGTGCAAGCCGTCGCCGGACGGAGAGACCTCTACGTAACAAGCCCCTGCGTCGCGCACGATGGCGGCAGCCCACGGGGCGAGTTGCCCGGTGAGCGGGTTAAGGCAGTGGTCCAGGTCGAGACAGACCACGTCGTCGACGTCGGAGAGGACGAATCCCAGACCGACGCCGGCTGTGGAGGACGAGGCCTCCGTGTAGGTGCTCCAGGTGCGCGGGTTGGTCGACGACGCAGCCATGCCGGCCGACGTCAGCGGGACCTTCCTCGCGGTACGGCGGATCCACCTGTCGCGGGTCCGCAGCTCCTCGGGGAGCGGGTTGGTCTTCTGAGCCCTGAATGCCTTCGACCGACACCGCGTGTCGCAGTACCGGGCGTGCTGACGGGCCATCAGCGGGAGGGGTGCGGAGCAGTGCTCGCACGTCCTGGCGGGTGTCGTTGGCATGGGTTCATCCTATCGGCCGCGAACGCTTTTAGTCCACTGACCTGCGATGATTCATATCACCGTGTGACCGAAGCGCTGTGCGTCCGCCTGCCGTTTCGAGGTTCGAATCAGTCCAGCGGGCCGGCGTTCGGGCCCCCAGGGGGCTCCTGTGGACGCCTCGGCCACATCCCCCAGACCCGTACAGAGCGCGAGGCCCAGCACCTCTTCGGTCGGCAAGGTGGCCGGCAGGGGGTCACCCCC